ATCCAGCTCCTATTGCAGAACCCTCAGTTCCTGCAGAACCGGCAGCTCTTCCTGAACCAGAGTTACCTGGTGGTGACATGGGTGATGAAGAAGGTCCATTAAGTATGGATGACTTTCCACTTGATGGTGAAGAAGAAATGGACGTTGATATAGAAATGGGTTCTGAAGACGGTGAGTCTATGGAAGATAAAGTTTCTTTCAAGTTAGTACAAAAATTAACAGGTAAACTCACACAAAAAGTTAGAGCCCTTGAAGCAAAAGACGGAATGGCATCTGAGGATATTAAATACGTTATCAATATGGTTTTATCTTCTTTAGATTTGACAAAACTATCTCCCGAGGATATGGAAGATGTAATGTCTAAATTTGAAGATGTTGACTCGGGTGAAGAAATGGACATGGACATGGAAAGCGGTGACGATATGTCTTCGGATGAGATGGACGTTGATATGGAGGTTGGTATGCAAGAACCAACTGAAGGTTCAGGTCACATTTTTGACGCATTATTTAAAGAAAGTAAGGTAGATAGAGTTTTGAGTAAGTATTTTGAAGTTTCAGACAATGAAAAAACTCAAATTAAAAGACTACAAGAAGAAAGAAAACAAGAAAACCTTAAAGTTATTAATGATATGTTAAACAAAATTGGGAAATTTGCGATTTCTGAAAGTCAAAAACTTGCTAGTGCTAAGTTTTTAGAGGAAAATACAAGTTTTAAATTTGTTGGTAGAACTAACAAAAATAACCTTGTTTTTGAAAATAAAGAAAAACAAGTAAAAGTTTCTCCCGAAGGTATTGTATTATGAGTTATTTAACTTTTGTTAATGGGTTAGGTCCTGATTACAAAGGTAATAATTTATATGAATTTATATTTTCTGACGATACGGAGGTGTGGGGTGATTCTTGGGAATCAGAACCTGCGAATGGATACCCATCACCACCGGAACTAAAAAACATAAAAAAAGTTGGTGTACTAAGAAATACTGATCTCAAGTTAGAACTTATACAATCATCCGATTACTTTTCAATGTCCGACGCCATGGACGGAGTGATAGCAGTTGGTTGGGAAGTGAGCGAATATAATGGAGATGATAGATTGGTGTTTAGGTTTGGTGACGACGAAAAAAGTGTAAAAGATAAACTCTATTCAAGAGATTTAATTCTTGAGTTTGAAAAAAAAGTGGTATATGAAAACTAAAATTGTTACATTACTTGAGATGGGCTTATCAGATAGCCTATTGTCTAATTTGACTGAAAGTCAAATAAATGTTCTATACAAAAAGATGGGACTTATCGAACAAGGCGCTGTGATGATTTCAGCGGATAAAGCAAGTAGTGACCCACAAAAACTTAAAGATCTCACCAGTCGTGGTATAAATGTACGTATCGAGGGTGATATGACTGAAGATGCTATGGATTACCAAGGATCTTCAAAGGCGGGATCAACAACCCAATCAGATATTCAAGTGCAAGCACCTGATGGTATGGGTGATGAAGGTGATCAAGAGGTGGATGCTGAAAAAGAAGTTACCGAAATCAAGAAGGATGAAGATAATCCGTGGGCTATTTGTCATTCACAACTTGGACCTAAACGGAATGCCAAGTTTGAAAGATGTGTTAGACAAGTCAAACAAAGTTTGAAGGAAGGAAAATCACCAATGTCTTTTTTCATTGAAGAAAAAATCGTATCTTTGGTCGAAAGAGAACTTAAACCAAAAATGACTAAAGGAGATTTAATTAAACAAATTCAAGAAACACAGATGATCAAGCGTTCAATCGCAAAATCACCTGTTGGTGGAATCGTTGGTAAGGTTAAAATGAACAAACCAATAGGTAAAATTACCATGATGAAAGGTGAAACATCTGAAAACGAACCAGCGGTAGCTCCACCAAAAACCAAACCTAATGTAAAACCCGGACCTGGTACAAGACCGGCTCACCCTGGTAAAAACCCACATCCGGGTGAAAATCCAGCACCTAAGGCAAGACAACAAAAGTTGGAAATCGCAAAAAAAGAAATACTTAAAGCGATCAAAGATATTCTACCCAATGGCAAAAAATAAAATTAAGGAACAAATTGATTACGGGGATACCCCCGAAAGAATGGACCCTTCTTTGGAAACAAAGATTTCGGATCCTCAATCACCAGTTGCCGTAAATCCAGCTTTCATAAGAGCTGAAAAAGATGTTCAACGATTGATGACTAATCGTTTCAAGCAAGTTGCAGATAAATTACGTGATGTGACAGGTAGACCAATTACCTCCGTACAAGTTGCAATGATGATTTATCAACAACAGATACAGAATCTTCAAACGATCATGGGTATTGAACGTCGTCACAAAGAAGAACTTGAGGACTTAGCGGTAGAATCTGCTTTAGATGAAATTCAAATGCCATCAGATTGGTTTGAAATTAATGCACAATTAGGTCCATTTGAAAGTCCTGAGTTTAATTTGGGTGGAGGTGAACTCCCATCAATCTCTGTCGGTGATGAAATGGATGTAACATCTGAAATGCATAAGAGAAATCTTATTAACGCCATTATACAAGGAACCGCAAAAAAAGGTCACTATATTTTTCAAAAACCTGAAATACGTAGACGGTTAGATCAAATTGATCCAAGACTGTATCCTGCTTATTTAGGTATAATGACAATCAATGATTTCATGTATTTTAGTATGGAACAAATGATTGAAATGATGAGTTCAAGTGCTTCAGGTATTGGTGGAGCGGTAAAACTTGAAAGTTCTGAGGAGAGTGATGAGGATGGTGATGGTGCTTCTGATACGGTAATAAACGCTTATGGGCTTATTTTTCCAATCTTATCTCATGAGATTATCAAAGGTCTTGAAGAAGCTAAGGGAAGATATGGATTTCCTGAAGATGCTGAAGTAAGACAAATAGTTCAACAAAAGACCGATACATTACCCATGGAAGCTTGGACTTTAAGATTAGGTCCCGAGATCGTTGAGAAAATACGTTTTGCACTACCTGACGAGGTTTTTAACGAAGAAAACTACGGTCTTATAAATTGGTTCCAAATGGAACTTTATAAACTTCCCGCTGAGGATTTTATCAAAATTATTGGTAATGCCATTTCTGAAGATTCTTCAAAACAATCAATGGCGAAATCCAAATTCAAAGATGTCTTGAAAATCGCGAAACAAAACAAAGAAGAATATGAAGGTTTTGAAGATGTTTCTCCTGAAGACGATGAAGAGGATGACGGACTAGATTTCTTATCGGGATTGGGTATTAACCGTCCCGAATAATGACAAAAGAACAAGTCATAATAGAGTATAAGAAGTGTATGAAAAGCACTCCTTATGCTCTGAAAACTTACTTACAAACTTACGACAACACTGTTTCACGTTTTGTTCCATTGGAACTTTTCCAAGATCAAGTAAACCTTATTAACGATTACGAAGACTACAATGAAAACATTGCTTTAAAATATCGTCAAGCGGGTGTATCCACTGTTACAGCTGCGTGGGCAAGTAAAAGATTAGCCTTTGCAAATAAGAACAAACCTGAAAAAGTCCTTATTATCGCAAACAAACTTGATACCTCTGTAGAATTTGCCAATAAAATAAGAGGGTTTACTGAACAATGGCCTTCTTGGGTTGGTACAGGATTTGCGCCTGAAAAAAACTCTGCGAGACATTTTAAACTCACTAATGGTTGTGAAATTAAAGCCGTAGCAACTTCCCGAGATGCTTTAAGAGGATATTCACCAACCATCCTTATTTTTGATGAGGCTGCTTTTATCGAAGCTGACAGTGATTTTTGGGCGGCTTGTATGGCGTCCCTATCAACGGGAGGTAAAGTCGTTGTAATTTCGACACCCAACGGATTCGATGCGATTTACTATGAAATTTATGATCAGGCTTTAAGAGGCATGAACGATTTCAAAATAACTGAAATGTTTTGGTATCGAGATCCAAGATATACAAAGGATCTATACATGGTCAAAACAAATGATATGGTCCACTATCTTCTCAATAAAGAACAATACCCTTCAGATGCCGTTATTGACCTTGCAACAGAAAATAGACACGAAAGAAATTTAGAAACTTTACACAAATACATTGAGGACGGATATAAACCATGTTCTTCATGGTTTGAGGCGATGGTAAAAAAACTCAAATACGATAAAAGAAAAGTTGCCCAAGAATTGGAATGTAACTTTTTAGGTTCAGGTGATAACGTTTTTGATTCTCAAATGTTACAGGATATTCTTAAGAATGATATTCGTGAACCTCAGGCTAAACTTATGGCAAACCAACTTTGGTTATGGAAGGAACCCGAAAACGGTCATAAGTATGTTATGGGGATAGATGTTTCTCGAGGTGACTCTGAAGACTTTTCGTGTATTGAAATTATTGATTTCGATAGTAGGGAACAAGTTTTAGAATATGTTGGAAAAGTTCCACCAGATATTTTAGCAGACATCGCTTACAAATGGGGTATTATGTATAGTGCACTCTGTGTTATTGATTTAACAGGAGGTATGGGTGTTGCAACAGCCAGAAGATTACAGGAACTAGGATATGAAAACTTCTTTTATGATGGGATTGATATTGCTAATAAATGGAAATATGATCCTAAGGTAAAAGATAAGATTCCAGGTATTAACTTTAATAACAAACGTGTTCAAATAATTGCAGCACTTGAAGAGTCTTTAAGACATGAGTTTAAAATTCGTTCAAACAGACTTCATAATGAAATGGGTACCTTTATATACATAAATGGAAGACCCGATCATCAAAAAGGTCATCACGATGACTGTATAATGTCAATTGCAATGGCGTTGTACGTTGCAGAAGCGGCATTTCCGTCACTTCAAAAGGTAACTAATCACACCAAAGCGATGATTGATTCATGGTCTACGTTTGTGAATGAAAACAAAGAACCATCACAATTTTTTAATCCTCATGTTCCTGCTTTTACACAACCAGGTATGGGTAGGAATAATAATATGGGAGAAGTCACTCGTGACGATTATATTAAGTACGCTTGGTTATTTGGTGCTAGATAGTATTTATATTAACAACTATTTGGTTAATTTATCAAGAAATGAGTACTCCCAAAAATAACACGGTTTGGCAAAGATTAAGTAGGGCTTTAGGTCCCAATGCTTTGTTAAATCAAGATTTTCCTGTATACAAGTTTGATAAGAAAGAAATTTTACGTACTCAGGACAAAGCCGAATACGAAAAAGAAAAACTTCAAGCACAACAATCGGCTTACTTATCAAATCAGTTTGCTAAGGTCGAAAGTAACCTGTATAACCAAGCGGTTTATTATGAACCAAACAGATTATCAGCATATTATGACTACGAGTCAATGGAGTATACTCCTGAGATATCAGCGGCTTTGGATATATATGCTGAAGAATCTACCACACCAAATGAAGATGGTTTCATCCTTCAAATTTATTCAGAGTCAAAAAGGATAAAATCCGTATTAGCCGATTTATTTAACAACGGTTTGGATATTAATACCAACTTACCGATGTGGACAAGAAACACGTGTAAGTATGGTGATAACTTTATTTATTTAAGATTAGATCCTGAAAAGGGTGTTGTTGGATGTCAACAACTCCCAAACATCGAAGTTGAACGTTATGAGACAGGTATGTCTTCTCATAATTTCAACATGAGTGGTCAACCACCAACAGGATCTGAAAACAAGGGTCTTAAGTTTACTTGGAAAGCCCAAAACATGGAATTCCAACCATGGGAAATTGGTCACTTTAGATTGTTAGGTGATGATAGAAGATTACCTTATGGTACATCTATGTTGGAAAAGTCACGTCGTATTTGGAAACAACTTTTGTTATCTGAGGACGCGATGTTGATTTACCGTACCTCAAGAGCACCTGAAAGACGTGTATTTAAAGTTTATGTCGGAAACATGAACGATGATGATGTGGAGGCTTATGTACAACGTGTTGCTAACAAGTTTAAACGAAATCAAATTGTAGACTCAAAAACTGGTAACGTAGATATGAGATTTAATCAAATGGCGGTTGATCAAGACTACTTTATTCCTGTTAGAGATCCATCACAACCATCTCCGATTGAAACTCTAGCTGGCGCTCAAAACTTATCCGAAATTGCCGATATTGAATATATTCAGAAGAAACTTGTTACTGCTCTTCGTATTCCTAAGGCTTTCTTAGGTTTTGAAGAAGTTGTTGGTGATGGTAAAACTTTGGCACTTATGGATATAAGATTTGCCAGAACTATCAACAGGATTCAAAAATCCATGTTACAAGAGCTGAACAAGATTGCGATTATTCACTTGTTCTTGTTGGGGTTCGAGGAGGAAATATCAAACTTTACTCTTGGACTAACAAATCCATCGACTCAGGCAGATCTTCTTAAAGTTGATATTTGGAAAGAAAAAATGCTTCTTTACAAAGATAT